GACGGCAAGGTCGTGGATCTCGTGGATGGTTCATATATCCAACCCTTCGTAGAATTCAGCCTGAATTGATTAACAAATGGGAACAAAGTTTTGATCGAATTATTAAGGAATGGGTCTAATGGCAACGGGTAATCGCACGCTAAAGTTATCAATCCTTGCTGATGTTGATGACTTAAAAAAGAAATTAGGCGAAGCTGACAAAGCGGTCGAAAACAACTCAAACAAAATTTCTGAGTTTGGTAAAAAAGCTGCTGCCGCATTTGCGGTCGCTGCTGCTGCTGCCGTTGCCTATGGCACTAAATTAGCCATTGATGGGGTCAAGGCTGCGATAGAGGATGAACAGGCACAATTAAGGTTAGCCAAAGCCTTACAGGCTGCCACAGGGGCTACTGAAGCCCAAATCAAGGCAACTGAGGACATGATCTTGAAAACATCATTAGCCACAGGCGTTGCCGATTCTGAACTTAGACCCGCATTACAAAGATTGGCAGTTTCTACTAAATCAACTGAGGAAGCGCAAAAATTATTAAGCCTTGCATTAGATGTCAGTAAAGGCTCAGGCAGGGACTTAGAAAGCGTGGCAACTGCTTTAGCAAGGGCGCATGATGGGCAAGAAACTGCATTAGGTCGATTAGGCGTTGGATTATCAGCTGCTGAACTTAAAACTATGAGTTTCACAGATATTCAACGCAGATTGTCAGATCTTTATGGCGGCGCAGCTTCTCAAAATGCCGAAACATTCCAAGGCAAAATGGATCGCCTAAGAATTGGATTTGATGAGGCTAAAGAAGCGTTAGGTGTTGCTTTATTGCCACAAGTTGAAAAATTTATTGGTTTCTTAAACCGAACTGGTATTCCAACATTGAATGCATTTATTGCAGGATTAACTGGTGATGAAGGATTAAGTAAATCATTGCAACAAAGTCAAAAGAGTGCTGAAACATTTGGCAAAGGTATTGCTAAGCTTGCTGGCATAATTTCTGGCTTTATCTCATTTGTCAGAGAGGCAATTGGTTTGTTAGTTGAATTAGCAAATCAAGCAATTAGATTTATTAACTTAATTAAACCGGGCGCAGATATTGGATACATTCCAGCAGTTTCAAGACTGCCTCAAGCATTAGGTCAAACTCAATCAACCCCAACTTCTAATTTTACTTATGGTGCTGGCAACCCAACTGTCATAAATAACATTTCGGTTCAAGCCTTAGATTCTGAAGGTGCTGCAAGAGCTGTTCAAAAAGTATTGATTGATAGTTCATCAAGATCAACGCCTACATTTGGTGGGGCAGGTCGAGTGGTTTTGCAATAATGACTGTTTGGACACCCGATTGGAAATTAACTGTTGCTGGTGTTGATTACACCGACATTGCAATCAGCGACATTGCTCATCAAGCAGGTCGAACAGATATTTACCAACAACCAAGCCCTTCATATTTACAAGTTACATTAGTAGCATTATCTGGACAAACATTACCTTTCGACATTAATGACAGTTTAAGTTTGCAAGTCAAGGACAGTTCAGGATCTTATGTTAATTTATTTGGTGGCGATATCACAGACATAACTGTCAGCGTTGAGCGTGCCGGCAATGTAGCAACCATTATTTCTTACACTTTGCTAGCAATGGGATCTTTAGTCAAATTAGCAAAAGAAATTTACAATGATTCACTTTCTCAAGATTTTGATGGCGACCAAATTTATGCATTGCTTTCAAGCGTATTGTTGGGGGCTTGGAATGATGTGCCAGCAGCTACAACTTGGGCAACCTATGATCCGACAATAACTTGGGCAAATGCTGAAAATCAAGGGCTAGGTGAAATTGATCAGCCTGGACTTTATGAAATGGAAAATCGAGCAGCTGATCCTGACACCGTTTATAACATTGCTACAGCCGTTGCCAATTCTGCATTTGGTTATTTATTTGAGGAAAGCAATGGCGATATCGGTTATGCGGATGCTGACCACCGCCAAACTTATTTAATAGCCAATGGTTATGTTGATCTTGATGCCAACCATGCATTAGGCGCAGGGCTAAATTCAACAACTCGATCCTCTGACATTCGTAATGATATTTATTTGAATTATGGAAACAATTTTGGATCTCAGAAAACAGCTAGCGATTTGACCTCAATTCAAACCTATGGCTACAAAGCCGAAACCATCAATTCTTTAATTCATGATGCCGACAATGCTCAGGAAGTGGCTGACCGATACATTAGCCAGCGAGCCTATCCTTTGCCTAAATTTGACAGCATCACATTTCCAATAACTAATCCAGAAATTGATGACGCAGACAGAGATGATCTTTTAGGCGTATTTATGGGAATGCCGGTCAATATCCAAAACTTACCAACTCAAATATCCAGCGGAGAATTTGAAGGTTATGTTGAAGGCTGGCGTTGGAGTACTCGATTCAATGAATTGTTTTTGACCTTAAATGTTTCACCGGTGGCATTTAGCCAAGTGGCGATGCGCTGGAATTCTGTGCCTGTGGTCGAGGCATGGAACACTTTAAGCCCGACTTTAACATGGGAATACGCTACAATCGTAGCCTGATAATAGGAGAATAATGGCAACCACTACAAATTACGGCTGGACTACTCCAGACGATACCGCATTGGTCAAAAATGGCGCAGCAGCCATTAGATCACTTGGCACAGCAATTGATACAACGACTAAAAATTTAAACCCTTCAACAACTCTTGGTGATATTGAATACCGATCATCAACAGCAAATACAAATACAAGACTGGCAATTGGATCAACTGGCAATGTTCTTACAGTAAGTGGTGGAGTTCCAGTATGGGCTGCTCCTGCTGGTGGTGGAAAAGTTTTACAAGTGGTTCAAGGCACAACGACAACTGCAACAACTATTGCATCAACATCATTTACTGATACCACTTTATCTGCAAGCATTACACCAAGCGCAGCAACAAGCAAAGTCTTAGTAATGTTTACCCAAGCAATTAGAACCGAAAGAGATGCGGGGGCTTTTGCGCAAGGTGCTGGTATTCAAATAGTAAGAGATAGCACAGCGGTTTTTACCCCTGCTGACAGTTTTAGAGCGGCTGCTTCAACAGATTGGTCAAACTCTGAAGTTGGCAAATTAGGCGTAATTGCTAGTGGCAGTTATTTAGATACTCCCGCAACTACATCAGCAACAACATATAAAACACAGGCTAGGGCAGGATTCACAACTAATAATGGTCAAATTAAAGTTAATGAATCTGGAAATACTTCATCAATTATTTTAATGGAAATAGGTGCATAATGAGTGATTATTTAGCAAAAGCAATTCGTAAATTAAAACCAACAGCACAATTTTCATTTAACGATGATGATTACACCACTATTAAATGGGATGTATTAGATGGGAATGCTCCTACTCAAGCGGAAATTGATGTTGCCATTGAACAAATTAAGGCTGATGAAATTAATGAAGCCGCTAGCAAAGCAGCCCAACGCCAAGCCCTACTAACCCGTCTAGGTATTACCGAGGATGAAGCACGCCTATTATTAGGCTAAGCATAATCTTGAGGAATTGTGTTTAATGAAACCTTGGTTATCTAAAGCAGCTGTGCAATTGCGTGAGCAGATCGATGATTCCTTCCCAGAGCGTAGCCGTAAATCTGATGGGTGGATTGGTGATGCTAGACATAGCACACGAAAAAGCGATCACAACCCAGACGCAACAGGATGCGTGCGAGCAATTGATATTGACGCTGGGCTTTCTGACGACAAAGGGCTTTCAGCATACTTGGCAGATCAAATTCGATCATATGGGAAATCCAATGGTCGCATCAGTTATGTAATTCATCAGTCAAAAATTGCTTCACCAATTCTTGGATGGCGTTGGCGCAAATATAGGGGCAATCCCCACAATCATCACATCCATGTCAGTTTCAAGAAAAATCAAGATAAAAATTCAGATTTCTTTTTCATCCCACTACTAGGAGGCAATGCATGAAACTATCAAATAAACACAAGGCAGCAATTAAGTCATATTTGAGAGCTGTGGCTGCTTCCGGTATTACTGTGGCACTCGCTATCGTTGCCGACATCCATCCAGCTTATGCGACATTGCTGGGAGCAATTGTTGCACCTCTTGCTAAAGCACTTGATCCAAAGTCAGGTAACGAAGCAGATTATGGCATCAATGCGAAATGAGTGCAGAATCTTGGGTTGGTATCGCAACTGGCGTTTGCGCAATAAGCGGCAGTTTGTTTATGGGTCTGCGTTGGGTTATTAAATCCTATCTAGCAGAATTAAAACCGAATGGTGGCAGCAGCTTAAAAGATCAAATGAATCGACTTGAACAGCGTGTCGATGATCTTTATTTATTGTTAATTAAGAAATAATTTCTGTCATGGCGAACACTCGCAAACATACACGCAAAAAGATCAACAGGCGCAGAGTTCGCCAAACTCCTGAGCCATTAACAAAAATTGATCAACATTACATGGCTTTACACGAATGCTATAAAGCAGCTAGAAAAGCAGGATTCACACCTGAACATGCATTCTGGCTTATGACTGAGCAAAAGACATTTCCAAATTGGATTGTAGGTGATGGTGGAATTATTCCTTCCATAGATCCAACTGACGATGAGGATGACGATTAAGCGTTGGCTGGTAATCAGCGATTTACAAATCCCCTATCATCATGAGATAGCGGTCAAGAATGTAGCCAAATTGGCTAAAAAAGAAAGATTTGATTCTGTATTAGTAGTGGGAGATGAAATTGATTTTCAGACAATTAGTCGGTGGAGTCAAAACACACCTTTGGCTTATCAACAAACTTTGGATCAAGACCGCAAACTTACTCAAGACATATTGTGGGATTTCACAGAGCACAGCCGAGAAGCTCATGTTATCCGCAGTAATCATACTGATCGCCTTTATAACACTTTATTAAAAGTTCCGGGGCTTATTGAGCTGCCCGAATTGCAATATCCCAAGTTTATGGATTTTGAGTCGTTGGGTATTACCTACCACAAACAATTTTATGAATTTAGCAAGGGCTGGATCTTGGCGCATGGGGATGAAGGCAACATGAACCCTAACGCTGGAATGACTGCCCTAAATCTTGCCAAAAAGGCAGGAAAGAGCGTGGTTTGTGGGCATACCCATAGGTTAGGTATGTCAGCCTATTCTGAGGGGCTCTACGGGGCTTATAGACCCCTTTACGGGGTTGAAACAGGCAACCTTATGAACAGGGCAAAAGCCTCCTATACAAAAGGCTTGGCTAACTGGCAAATGGGTATAGTAATTTTAGAGTCAAATGGCAAGAATATGAATGTGCAAATCATCCCAATTAACAAAGATGGCAGTTTCACAGCTCTTGGAAAGTCTTATGGGGCGTGAAACAGATTATATCGACCGGACGGTTGATGACCATATCGATGATCTTGAGGATATTGGCGTTATCTAATTGTTATAAAACACTCCGAAAGAAATTAACCAAGCGTCCTTGATTTAAGTCATACTTTATGTATGCACAGACCGCCTGTGTATATGTAAGGGAGCAACAT